AAAGAGGGCACCCAACCTGCGGGCGGTACGGACAGTGGCGAGCGTGAGTTCGTGAAAAACCTGTTCGGCCGTGCCGACTAAACCACTTTTCCTTTAGGAGGAAACCATGACCTCACTGGCCACTGGATCACTTTCGATCCCCAAGCAGAAAATCGCCCCCTGGCTCGGAAAGATCCAGAACGGCTCCTGTGTCGCGACCCTGTCCGCACAGACCCCCATGACGTTCGGTGAAGGCGAAAGCTGGACGTTCGACATTGGCGAAGCTGAGTACGTAGCCGAGGGCGGCCAGAAGGGCGCCTCGACCGTCACGCCGACGTCCAAGCCGGTCAAGCCGTTCAAGTTCCACAAGACCCTCCGCTTCAACGAGGAAGTCCTGTGGGCTGACGAGGACCGCCAGCTTGAAGTTGTGGACGAGATCCTCGCCCTGATCCAGCCGGCACTCTCCCGGGCCCTGGACTTCGGCGTGTTCCACGAGATCAACCCGACTGGCGGCGCTGTTGTCGCTGCCATGAACGGCGGCCTCACGGACACCACGAACCTCGTGGAGTACGTCGCGGCTGACAAGCCCTATGTGTCTCTGGACGCCGCGGATGGGCTGGTTCTCGCTGACGGTTTCGTGCCGCGTGACATCGCACTTGACCCGACCTATGCAGCGAAGTTCTCCGCTCTGCGTGGTACCAACTCCGAGCAGAAGCTCTACCCGAACTTCCGCCTCGGTGTTGAGACTTCGGAACTGGACGGCCACCGGGCCTCAGTGTCCAACACGGTTCGCGGAACTGGCGTGCTCGCGGTTGACACAGACGTTCTCGGCTTTGTGGGCGACTTCTCCGCTATCCGGTGGGGCATCCAGAAGTCCATCGGCCTTGAGGTCATCAAGTACGGTGACCCGGACGGTGGCGGCGACCTCAAGCGCAACAACCAGGTAGCGTTCCGCGCTGAGGTTGTTTACGGCTGGGGCATCGCGGACCTGAACGCGTTCGCCAAGATCCACGACCTGGTCTAGCCCATGGCGAAACGGTATAAGCATGTGACGTCCGGTGCGCTCGTGAGCGTCCGTGATGACAAGGTGCTCGGCTCCGAATGGGCCCCGGTTGACGAGGCTCCTGCGAAGCGGGCACCGAAGGCAACTGCCGCTAAGTCTGATTCCAAAACCGAATAGTCGAAGGGGGCGGTCATGTCTGTGACGCCAGGAATGCTTGCGGTTGCTCTTGGGCAGGCCGCCCCCGAGGCTGACTCGGTCACTGATCTTCAGTGGAAGATGTGGATCGATGATGCAGAAATGCTTATCGAGGCGCGTCGGATCTCGCTTGGTGAGTCGTTCCCGCCGGATGAGGCGAAGCTCGATTACGTGGTTCGGCAGGCTGTCGTGGCGCACATCAAGCGCCCGGACGATGCCACGCAAGTAACGATCGCGGTTGACGATGGTTCATCCTCACGGTCCTACCAGTCGGGCAAGGGCCGTGTGGTCATCCTGGATGAGTGGTGGGAGCTGCTTGGGCTGGTTGGGTCCAGTGGCGCGTTCTCCGTTGACATGGTCGGAACATCAGCGGCACATCTCGCGTGGTGCTCAATCATGCTTGGCGCGGGCTACTGCTCCTGCGGCGTGGACATTGCCGGCTTCCCGATCTTTGAGGGCGGTGAGCCGTGAGCCTTGTGAGTGACATCCTCGCGGCCTTGCCGGTGTTCCGCGCTGAAGCCGAGTCCCTAATGCTGGACGCCTGCACGATAACCCGCCCCGGCACCCCAGTAACGGACCCGGACAGCGGCGAAGTCACTAACACCTCAACGCCTGTCTACACGGGCAAGTGCAAGGTCCAATCCAAGGACTCAGCCACGTCTAACCCCGAGGCTGGCGAGGCGACGTTTACTGTCGTCTCGCGTCAGGTTCACATCCCAGCCAACAGCGCGGACGTGCAGGACGGCGACGTGGTCACGATCACGGCGTCACTCCTGAATGCATTCACGGTGGGTAAGCAATACCGCATCGCTGGCTTCACTCCTGACACGTTCGACACTGCGGCCCGGCTGCCGGTGAAGGAGATTCTCTAGTGGGCGCGGATACGTCGGACCTTGACGGGCTGATGCGTGACTTGCGGAAGATCCCGGCCGGCATGGTTCCGAAGCTCAAGGGTGTTGTCGCGAAGTCTGCGGTGAACACAAAGAAGCTCATGGCTGCGGACGCTCGCAAGTCGAAGCACTTCAAGCAACTAGCGCCAACTATCGGCTACGACTTGAAGGAGCATTCGTTCGGCGGCGACGGTGTGATTGAGGCTGAGATCGGGCCCTCGGGCGGCGGTTCCGCATCCCTCGCTGGCATTGCGTATTTCGGTACGTCGAAGCCTGGTGGTGGCACTGTCCGTAACCCTGAGGACGCGATGCTCGAGGAGGCCCCGAACTTCTACGAGTTCGCGTTCAAGGCGACGGAGGGGTTGCTGTGATCAAGGAACATTATGACGCGGTCAAGGCTCTCCTGCCGGGCACTGTCCGCGTCTACATGTGGAACGTACCCGCGACACCCACCTACCCTTACGTGGTCCTGTGGGGCGACCTTGGCGAGGAATCGTCAGGCGGTCCCGATGGTGACTCGCTGGAGGATGTCCCCGATGTCCTGTCCCTGCGGATGCGCGCAACGTATGTGGGGCTCACTGGTGACTCGCTGCTGATCGTGGCTAGGAACGTTCGTGCGGCCCTCAATCGCGCCACGCCCGTAGTCGCCGGCTGGCATCCCGGAAAGCTGCGTCAGGCGGTCCTCATGGACGCGCAGACGGACACGGACGTGACCCTGACCGGCGGCGGTCACCCAATCTACGCAGTTGACGAGTTCGCGCTCGTCTCCCACAAGCTCTGAAAGGTAAACCGATGACGCAGTTTGTTGACGCTTACTCGAAATCGACTGGGGCAAAGCAAGTAGTTCCCGCCGCATGGCTGGACCGCAAAGACGCCCCGTTCAACGATCTGACCAGGACTCCCAGCCAGAAGGCGCGGGATACGGCTAAGGCCGAAACCACCAACCCGGCCTCGCCGGAAACGAAGGAGGCCAAGTAATGGCTCGTGTTCTTGCCGATGGCAAAACCAAATTCACCATCCTGACCACTGCACCCGCCGACCCGGCCGCGCCTACCGCGACCGAGCTGAACGCTGGCATTGACCTGTCCTGTGACATCCTTGCGTCTGACTTCGCATGGACCGCAACAGACTCCGACAAGGTTGCCGAGAAGGCACTTTGCGATACGGGCAACAGCAATGCGATTGGCGCGGGCAACTACTCGGCTGGGCTCACGCTCTGGCGGAAGTTCCTGACTGCTGGCGGGCCTGACACGGCGAACGAAACCGGCTGGGCTGCACTGTCCGAGAAGGGCGCCGAGGTTTACGGGTACGCCCGCGAAACTGACAAGGATTCAACCGAGGCTTGGGCTGCCACGGACGAGATTTACCTTGGCGGCCTCGTCGTGACCGACACCGCCCAGCGCACGGACGGCACCGGCTTTATCAAGCGGCGCATTCCGATGGAACCGCAGCGCATGTACGACAACATCGTTGTCGCTGCCGGCGCCTAGTGAACCGGATGGCGGCGCGTGATTAGGCTCCGCGCCGCCATCCCCACCAATCAACCGAGCCTATACCTAGAAATGGAGCCTAATCCAGTGACCACCCCCCAGGATTTTGACATTGACGCGTGGCTGGAAGATGCCGAGCGCCCCGCCCGCAGCGTGACCGTTTACCAGAAGGCTGGCCTGATCGCTGAGCTTGATGCGCTGGCTGAGCGTATCGAGAACGCTGAGGATGAAGAGGTTGACGGGCCGAGCGCTGGCGGTGGGAGTCTCCGCAGTCAGTACGCGAAGCTTGCCAAGAAGTTCCATGATTCGGCGCTGGTCATCAAGCTTGAGGGCCGCAGTGATGCGGAGAAGCGCGATCTACTGGCGGCGCACAAGGATCTGACAGGCACGCAGGCTGGTTACGTCGTCATTGCCGATGCGATCCAGTCCCCCAAGATCACACCGGCTCAGCTTGAGAAGCTGGCGGGCAAGATTGGCGAGCTACAGTTCGACCGGATCATTGCCCGCTTTCACGAAGCCTGCACCGAGATTCCCGCCGTGAGCGCAGATTTTTTGCCGAGTGCTTCTATACCGGACGATGGTGGCGAGTAGTCGCAGCCCTCAAGACGGCTGAGCGGTTCCAGCGCCCACCGTCTGACTACTTGGGCTCACTGCCTGAGTGGAAAGACCGCCTGCTGGAGTTCGCTTACACGCTCTACGTCGAGGGCATGTGCGATTGTGGGCGGCCTAAGTTTGAGTGCCGCAACGAGGCTAACGCG